GTTGCTGACATCTTTAAAGCTGCTGCCGTATTACGCGCTAATAACGCTACAGGCACACCATCTGCTGTAATCCATCCTTATCAGGCATACCAGTTGAAATCTAACCTCACCAACGCTTTCGCTAACCCGAATGGTGGTGACGCTCAGAATGAAGCGATGCGTTCTGGTTATGTTGGCACTATTGCTGGCGTTAACATCTACGAGTCTGCCAACATTGTTGTTGACGGTTCTGGTGATGCTATCGGTGCTTTGTTCACTCCAGCCGCACTAGGTTTGGCTATCAAGTGGGACATCAACATCGAGCCACAACGGGACGCTAGTATGCGTGGCTGGGAGCTTAACGCAACTGCATGCTTTGGTGTAGGCGAGCTTGTTGACACTTACGGTCAGAGCCTAACCTTTGACGCTGCCCTGTAAGGAGTAGCACATGGCCATGAGCGCGGATAGTGATTTAATTGCAATTCAACCTGATATTTTAAACTTAGGTATTGTCTCATTTAATAGTGAGCATCCTAAAGCTAAAGCAGATATTGAAAGGCGGTTAAGGCGCGACTGGTGGCCTAATAAGGGTATATCTGGTGATGCCAATATGACCCTTTTAACTGAATCTCAATTCACTAAAGCTGCCGCTTATTTGGTTCTTTGGAAGTACGCCTTGCCGCAGTTGGCAACGTGGGCAGCCGAAGACCGATTCTCGGCAATGTTGGTTTTTTATAAGAAACTATACGAAGAAGAGATTCAGGACGTATTTTTGGATGGTGTTGAGTATGACGCTGATGATGATGGAACGATCTCAGAAGAAGATAGAACACCTGTCCTAATTGGTCGCTTAACTCGCTAATGCAGATAACGACCAGTATTGATCTTAGGGGCGTACTAACACGCCTCAAGTCACTACAAACAAGTCCATTGGAAATGAAGAAAGCCCTGAAAGTTGCAGCAGTTGGGCAAATACGGGAAGTGAAAACTCGCACTAAAAAGGGTATTGGGCTAGATGGTTTCTTTAAACCTTACAGCCCGTTTTGGGTAGGGGTAAGAAGCAATCCAACCCCAGCACAAAAGAAGCGGTACAGAAGCGGTGGCGGGCATAAGACCAACATAGTGAACCTGAACTTTAGTGGGCGAATGTTGGCAGATATGGGCGTTGTTAAATCTACACCCTATGAGGCGGTTATATCGTTTCATAAAAAAACAGAAATAGACAAGGCTGAGGGTAATCAGCGAGTGAGACCATTTATGGGAATCACAGCCAAAGAGCAAAAGCAGATCGTAAAACGGTTTAAAGGTGCATTGTTTAAATGAGTATTAGAGAGAACATTGCAGACCACCTAATCGATACCTTATCTAGTATGAGCGTCCCAGTGATGCTTAAAAAGATCACTAGAGAGCCGTTTGATTATGAGTTGCTATCTAACGCTCAGTTTCCCGCAGTGTGGTTACAAAGCGCAGATGAAAACCGTGGCGATGTTACTTTAAGCGGAATGAGAGAGGCCACTATAAATTACAGAATAGTGGGCTTTGTTAAATCGTCAGCTATCGACACAGCAAGAAATGAATTAATTGAAAGCATTGAAAAAGCACTTGAGGTTGACCGCACTCGCGGAGGCTATGCCTTAGACACTCAAGTTCTTGAAGTAGATACAGATCAAGGCGCAACTACCCCAGTGGGTGGAATCACTATGGTCACTCAAGTTCGTTATCAGTATATGAGGGGCGAGTCCTAATGAAAATGTACAAAGGTAAATCATCCGTGATTGTGCATCCATCACAGATTGAAATAATGAAATCACGCGGTTGGTCAGAGCATAAGCCAAGCGCAACTAAACCAAAGAAAGTAACCACAACGGAGGCCGATAATGGCAACTCATAATGCAACGCAGGGTTTAATCAAAGTCGGTTCTGACACATTAGGCGAACTAAAATCATTTAGTTTCTCCGAAAACAGCGACACGATTGAAACATCAAATCTATCATCCACAGCCAAAACTTATGCCGCTGGCAAGACGGGCTTTTCTGGTTCTGCTGAGGCTTTTTGGGATAACGATGATGCGGGTCAAACTGCTTTATCTAATGGCGCAATTGTTCAAATGCACTTTTATCCAGAGGGCGCAACAACGGGCGACAAGTTCCGCACAGGCACTTGTATTGTTTCTGAAATATCTACCAGTTTATCAACAGAAGGAATGGTTGAAGCGAGCTTCACATTCACAGGGTCAGGCACTTTAGCTGAGTCCACTGTTTCTTAAAAAGTTTAGCGGCTAGGGCTTCGGCCTGAAACAGCGTTTTCCCCGATGCGCTTGCCGTTAATTTATCGGGGGATTTACTAATTGGGGAATTATTATGAGTGCAATTATAGAGTCAGCAAAAGTACATTTTACTGAGCGTATGTCGAAGATTAATTCCATTGTTATTCCTGAGTGGGATAACACAGAAATCTTCTTTCGCCCTAGCATGAACTTCAAAGATCAGGGCATTGTTCTCAAGTTGCATGGTGACGGTCTACCAGCCGAAGCTGTTGTTATGACGCTAATCTTGAAATCTTTGAATAAAGACGGTTCTAAGATGTTTGTAAAAGCCGACAAGACTGAATTGTTACTTCGCGTTGATCCCGAAGTGGTTAGCCGAATCGTTAGTGAAATGAGTGACGATGAGCCAACCGTTGAGGAAGCAACAAAAAACTAAAACAAGATCATGATTTACGTTTTGCAATGGTATTAGCGGAACACCTCCATAAAACACTGGAGGAGATTATGGTCTTGAGTACAGATGAAATTATACTTTGGGCAGCTTTTTTGGAGTTAAATAATGGCAAGTGAAAAAGTCAATATAGTCATTAAAGCTGTTGATAAGACGAAGCGGTCTTTTCGTGCGGTGACTATGGGCCTGAACGCAATTAAGAAGGTTGCGTTTTCTATGCAGTCTGCTCTTATTGCGGTTGGCGTTGCTGGCTTTGGCTTTCTTGTCAAAAAGTCTATGGATGCCACTGATGCCCTCGGCAAAATGGCTGACAAGATTGGTATCGGAACAGCCGAATTAGGCGGTCTAAGACACGCAGCAGAATTAACAGGTGTTGCTACTACCACTCTCGATATGGGCCTCCAACGGATGGTTAGGCGTATCTCTGAGGCGGCTAGTGGTTCAGGTGAAGCTAAAGACGCTTTGATCGAGCTTGGGCTAAGTGCTAAGGCATTAAATGCCATGTCTCCTGACCAACAATTTCGAGCAATCGCAGACGCTATGGAAGGTGTCGCAGGCCAAGGCGAGAAGGTTCGCTTGGCTATGCGTCTATTTGATACCGAGGGTGTGGCGTTAGTTAACACGCTTAACGGCGGCAGTGCTGCATTAATTAAAATGGAAAGCGAAGCCGAGCGCCTAGGTTTGCGGTTAAGCCGTGGCTTAGTTAAAGGCGTTGAAAAAGCAAACGATTCAATCGGCACTTTAACCACTTATATCGCAACTTTGTTTCATCGAATAGTAGGCGAGTTAGCTCCCGCTATAGAATCTGTGACAAAGGGATTAATGGGTTGGTTTGAGTTAAAAGTTGACGAAGCTGGCGGCCCTGCAATGCTCGCTTCTAAGATAGCAATGTCTGTTTTAGATGCGTCAGAAACTATCATCACAGCCTTTAGAGATATGACGGAGAGTATTTATAACTTTGTGAATACTTCTGGCAAAGTTTTGGAACGCTTTCACCGGTGGCTTGGTGACACTGAGTTCAACACTGGCGAAGATTTGATATTTACAGGTGATGCTTTCGATACCGCTATATACCAAATCAGCGATATGCGCACGAATTTAGAAATATTACAAAGACAATACAAAGCCACCGCTGACGCTGGCAGTTCTATTGGTGATGTTTCAAGCAGCGGTACAACTTTAGTTGATTTAACGGCAATGAATCAATCTCAAATAATGGATTTGCAAGATAATTATCAATCCATGTATTTAGGAAAGCAGATTGCACATGACAACTTAATACTAAAGCAACAAGCTAGTGCAGAAAAAATAGCTTTAAGTTATGCGGCAAGGCATAAAGGAAAAATGCTTAATCTGACTCATTTATACCTCACTAAACAAAGCGCAATACAAAAAGCCAGCCAAGAAGCGTTAAAGAATACAAGCACAACTATTACCGAAGATATTATTGCTGCCTACAAATCAACAACCGACTCCATAGAAGAAACTCTGACTGATGCCATGATGGGTACAAAGAGTTGGGGCGAATCAATGAAAGGCATATTCCGACAGGTGGCAAGGGAATATGTGCTGACTAACATGGCTAGGCCATTTATTAAATCCATCACTAGCGCGTTACCTACATTCGATGGCGGTGGCTTTACTGGTGGTGGTTCTCGATCTGGCGGTGTAGATGGCAAGGGTGGGTTCAATGCGGTATTACATCCAAACGAAACCGTAATTGACCACACTAAACAGCAGGGTAATGGTAGCTCCACTAATATCAGTTTCAATATTCAAGCCAATGATGCGCGTGGGTTCGATCAGCTTCTACAAGAGAGGCGCGGTCAGATAGTCGGCATGATTAATCAAGCAATGAATGAAAACGGGCAGAGGGCTATCGCATGAGTTTCCCAACCACGCCTGTATTCAATGCGCTGAATATTAAATCCAATTCACCGACATTAGTTAGCGAGACAGCTTCTGGCAGAATGCAAAGCCGTAAGGTTGGTTCTCAGAAGTGGTCATTTACAGCAGCATACCCGCCAATGACGCAAGCCGATTTCAAGCCTGTTTGGGCCTATGTTATTGCTCGCGGTGGTCGTCATGGTGTGTTTTCTGTGACACCGCCAGTAGTGTCTTCGACTAGCGGCACAGGGACAGGCACAGTGACTTGTTCGGCTACAACTGTAGGCAATACATCAGTCACTATATCGGGCCTCACAGGGACGTTAAAGGCTGGCGACTTCGTTAAATTCGCTAACCATACCAAGGTTTATATGCTGGCCTCAGACCGTAGTGGCGCAGGCGCTATTACTATTGAGCCGCCATTGATCGCAGCGATTGCGTCAAATGAGCAAATGTACTTTGATAACGTGGCCTTTACGGTTCGCCTTGCTAATGACATTCAAGGATTTGATGTAGGCACTGATGCACTTTACAGGGTTAACGAGATTGATTTTGTGGAGGCGTTTTAAATGTCTCGCACAATTCATTCTTCTACCCTAGCTAAACTCGCTTCCAATACATTCCAAACCGCTCTATTGGTTAAGGTAGACTTTTCCACGCCCCTATACATTACAGATAACGCTCACGACATAACTTATGGTGGCAATGTTTATCAGGCAGGCGGCCACTTTCTAGGACTTTCAGACATAAAAGAAACAGCCGATCTCAAGGTAGGAACTGCGACCATTCTAATGTCTGGTGTAGAACAAACCTATATTGCGGCTATGTTGGCTGGAACGTATTTAAACCGCCAAGTGCTAGTTAATCGCGTTGTCTTAGAAAATGGCGCAATCGTGGGAGATCCAATAATAGCTTTTGATGGGCGTATCGCTCACTTCTCTATTGCTGACACTAACGGTAGTAGCCAAGTACAACTAACGGTTGCGGGCCACTGGGCAGACTTTGAAGGTAAGAAAGGTAGAGTGTCAAATGACAACTCACAACAAAGTGTCTTTTCTGGTGACTTAGGTATGCAATTTTCTGCGCAACTTGTGCGCAATATTAGTTGGGGTCGCTAAATGTTTGCTGCATTTTTTACATGGGTAAGTGAAGCGATTGTAGGTTATTTTGCTGGCATCACAATCGAATCAATTATCACGAACTTGATTATATCTTGGGCGATTGACGAGGTATTGGGCGAGAGTTTTGAGAACGATAATAAAGGCATACTGCTAAACAAATCTTCCAATAATGCGCCAATTCCCGTTGTGTACGGTGAACGAAAGGTTGGTGGCATTCGCTCATTTGTTGGCACAAGCGGAACCGATAACACTCATTTATGGATTGTATTAACTCTAGCAGAAGGTGAGATAGAGTCGATTGACGATATATACATCGATGACGTTTTACTCGAATCAGGCAGTAAACATTTCAGCGACACCGTTATCACTAAATATTTAGGAACGGACACTCAAACAGCAGACGCGGCATTAGTGGCTGCAAACATTGGTTGGACTACTAACCATCGGTTGCGTGGTTTGGCTTATGTCGTGTGTAAGTTCACATGGAATCGTGACGCTTTCGGCTCCTTGCCAGTAGTAAACGCTGTCATTAAGGGTAAGAAAGTATTTGACCCACGCAACAGCACCACAGCATATAGCTCAAATCCAGCATTATGCCTACGGGACTACCTCACTAACAGTCGCTATGGAAAAGGGTTAGCATCATCTGCGATTGATGACACGCTATTTGGTACGGCAGCGACACGATGTGAATCTCAAGTAACGCCTTATAGTGGCGCAGCAACACAAAACATCTTTAGCTGTAACGCTGTTGTTAATACCGACAAATCATTAATCAGTAATACCCGTGAGTTAATGTCAGGGTGTCGCGGCTTAATGCCTTATCAAGGCGGCAAGTTTGGCTTAATTATTGAAGATGAGAAGATAGGCAGCACCGTTTTTGACTTCGATGAGTCGCATATTATTGGCGGCATTATGATCGAGTCAGAGAAAAAATCGACAAAGTATAACCGAGTCGTTATCACCTACCCGAACCCCAACAAAAACTGGCAGACAGACACAGTTGATTGGCCCGTTGTGGGAAGTACAGCGCATAACGATTACATGACCGAAGACAGTAATGTTGATCTAATTGGACGCCTATCATTGCCGACAATAACCAACTTTTATACCGCGTCTGATATTGCAGAGTTAGTAGTTAAGCGTAGTCGTGCGGGTTTGAAGGTGGCGATACAATGCACCAGCGAGGCGTTGAAATGTCAGGTAGGCGATGTGGTTTCCATCACTCACTCAACACCAGATTGGACAGCTAAAGAATTTAGGGTGATGCTAACAAGCCTCAAGTCTGATGGAACGGTCACATTAAATCTAATTGAACACCAAGATAATATCTATCCGTGGGGAACGAAAACGCAAGAAGCTAGTCAGCCTAGCACTAACTTGCCTGACCCATTCAGCGTAGTAGCGCCGACCAGTTTAGCGGTTAATACAGGCTCATCAAATTACCTAGTTCAAGCAGACGGGGCGATTATTGTTCGTGCCAACGTGACTTGGACAGCGAGTGTAGATCAGTTCGTTAATCAATATGTAATCCAGTGGAAATACGCTTCTGGTTCAGTGTACGCAAATGAGGTGACAACCTCAGCCAACTCAGCTTATATCTCAGGGTTTAAGACGGGCGAAAGCATAGATGTTCGCGTCAAAGCCGTTTCTTCTATAGGTGTATCAAGTGCTTGGGTAATTGTATCAGCGACAACGGTAACGGCTCACGCTACAGCCCCAGCAGTGCCTACAGGGTTAACCGCTACAGCAAAGCAAGGCGCTATTGAACTAAGTTGGACAAACCCAACCGATACCGATTTTGCGTATGTAGAAATCAATCGACACACAAGCAACAGCCAAGGCGCATCAAGCCTATTCGTAAAGACAAGCAACACCACTATTGTTGACCAAGTGGGTGAATCCGCCACTCGTTACTATTGGGCTAGATCGTTCAACCGTTCATCAGTAGCAAGCGCATGGACTTCGGTAGTAGTAGCCACCTCAACAACCTATCCCGTAGCAGCCGCAGCAAGCCCTACACTGGCACATAATGGCCTAGTCTACTTCGCCACCAATCAAGCTAGCGCACCCGCTACACCAAGCGCCTCAAGCTACAGCTTCGCAACAGGATCTATGACAAGCCTAACGTCTAACTGGAGTATCACGCCTCCTGTATTAAATATTGGTCAGTCTGACAAGTATTGGTCAAGCCGCTGGGCGGTTGAAGAAACCACAAGCGGTGGCGGTACAGGCACACCCACGTTCCAAACAGCGATTGCCCAGTTTACGTTTGATGGTGTGGTGACGTTTTCTAATAGCACCAGCATCACTAATGGCACAGACACGCTAACGACTAACGGGTTGTTGGCTAGCGGTGACGCAGCGGCAGATATTAACGCCAATGTAACCACAATTGATGGTAGCAAGATTACAACAGGCAGCGTAACGGCTGATTATGTTACATCAAATATTTCATTGACTAGCCCTGTAATTACTGGCGGGACTATAAAGATAGGTACAGGTAACACGCCTAGCGGAAACTCTTTTGAAGTTGCTAGCAATGGCATGATTTGGACTGATCTCATTGTTGATTGCAGGATACTAGCAACAAACTTCCACTCCAGCACTTCCAACGCAATTTACGCATCAACTAGACATGCTAAGGAGGCAATAATTGGCTTAGTTAGTGGAACTAACTCAAGCACATCTGCTCACGGAATTAGAGGTATAAATTATTACAGTGACTCTGCCACTGGAAGAGTTTCAACTTCTGGTTTAGTTGGCACAGCAGCTAATTTCGACTTTTATGCTGACGGGGGTGGAACAAACTACGGGCCTTTCACGGGCGCGCATGATTGTTTAGTGGCTAATTCAAACACAGTATCTATTGGCGACCTCGTTGTCGATGTTGAGTGCGTGGCTCGTAGAGGGTTAAGTAATACGCTATTTGAAGTTGAAACTTCTAGCTCAACCAACCAAGCCGCCTGTATCGGTGTGGTCGTTGCAGATAACGGGGCATTATCTAACCATTCCCCCGCAGCATTCATCACTGGATTCACAGATGACGGTGTGAAAATGATGAGTTCAGGCTATGAATTAGCCAAAAACAACTATCAATTAATGGCTATCAATGCCGTTGGCGAGGGACAATTGAATATCACTGGCGAGGGTGGAAACCTAACAGCAGGGGATTTGATTGTGGCGAGTTCAACAGCAGGAAAAGGCATGAAGCAAGCCGATGATTTTGTCAGAAGCTACACCGTTGCGCGAGTGCGTGAATCAGTTTCTTTTAGTTCTCCTAATGAACAAAAGCTAGTCGCCTGCATTTACTTGTGTGGCTAAAAATTAATTATTAAATAGTAAGGAAATACCATGAGCGAATTATCAAACTACCTAGAAGACCAGTTTTTGGCAATTAGTCTAAAAGGGGCCACGGCTTATACCGTAGCCACTCCCTACCTAGCTCTATTCAGCACTGACCCAACAGACGCGGGTTCTGGTACTGAGTGCAGTTGGTCAGGTTACGCTCGCCAGACAATGACCTTCGGCACAGTCAGTGGTGGAAGTGTTTCAACGTCAGCAGAAATTACGTTCCCAGCTATGGCAGGATCAAACGTAACTGTGACTCATATCGGTGTATACGATGCTTCAACCAGCGGTAATCTGCTGTACCACACAGCCCTCGATAGTTCAAAAGTGCTAGCGGCAACCGATACCATGAGTGTGGCAGTTGGCGGTGTTTCGGTAACACTTAGCTAATGAACTTCGCTTCTCTTAACAGTTTTGCACTGGGTGGATACCCTCAGCTATCGCAGTATTTAACCGCGAGTGTTGAAGGTGTCTGTACTGTTTCAGCCGTGGGGAGGCGTGTAAGAAGTTTAGAAGCATCAGTGAGTTGTACTGGGACAGTTCAGGCAGCGGCAGTCAGGATCACTAATCCAACGGCTCAAGTTACAGCCTCGGCTAGTGCGTCCTCAACCGCTATTAGATTAGTCTCGTTCAACTCAGCCGTTAACGGGTCAGCGTCTACTAGCGCACAAGCTAAACGAACAGTTTGGGCTTCTGGTGATGTTGTATCAAGCGCAGCGTTATCGGCAGTAGGTAATCGTGACAAACTATTATCTGCTTCGGTTAATGTAACGGGCGCAACGCTTACTATTGCAATTCGTAGTGCAGAGGCTTTGGCGGCTATTAGCGCCTCGGCTTCTGTTACCGCGATAGGTTATAAATCCAGAACAATAGTGGGTCAAGTTAATGGCTCTACTAATGTCACAGCGATAGCTGAAAAAGGGTTAACGGCAAGCGCATCTGCTAATGGTTCAGCACAAGTTCAAGCCGCAGACTCCGTTACTGGTGGGGTAAGAGGCTCTATAAGTGGTGGTGCAACGGTTCAGGCTGTAGGCACTAAGGTTGTATTTGCACAAGGTTCTATAGCTAGCAATACATCCACTCAAGCGGCAGGCGTTAAAGTTGTACAGCTTAATGGACAAGTGTATGTGGCTGGCAATGTGTCGGCAGACTCGGTTCGCAATGTAAGTAGCAGCGCATCCGTTAATGTTGTTGGCATTACATCAGCGGCAGGCAGCAGAAATACGCAAGTAAGCGGGTCTATAACGGGTTCAGACGCATCTGTTGTTGGTTCTGCATACGTTTATATATTTGCCATTACACCGATACACAGAAAAGTATTTGCTAGCTCAGAGAATAGAACCGTATCTGTCAAATCTGACCATAGAGTGATGCGCGTTAGTGAGGATAGAACGATGAAATTTGAATATAAAAGGGCCGCATAATGGATACTTTCGTTAAACAACCCGGAGATACCCTTGATTATGGTGTCGATCTTACCAAGTGGCTATCTACAGGCGATACAGTGAGTGGGGCAACCGCTACGGTGTCACCTTCTGGCCTGACCATTAGCGTGACTGAATCAACGACAAGTGAGCCTAAAGTATGGGCTAGCGGTGGCGTTGACGGCACTCAGTATCAGGTCACTCTAACGGTAGTGACTACTGACGGACGGACTAAAGAATTTGAATTTAAAATTGTGGTGAGTGAATTATGAGCTTCGTAAATAATGTAAATTCAACACTAAACGCAAGCGCAACATCAAGCGCAACTAGCGTCCAAGTTGTTAAAGCGGTTAGCCCGTATAACGACCCGCCAACGTCGGGGCGCATAACGCTAATGGATAGTTTATCAGCACCCACAAAGATTGAAATAATCACCTATACAGGCCGCACAGATAACACGACCTATTGGACGCTTACTGGTTGCACTAGAGCATCAGAATCGACTACAGCGTCAATATGGGCATCAGGAGATAACGCCATTCAAGCGTTTACAGCGGGTGATGCAACGGCTTCGTCAGGCACGCTACCGTTTTATAAATCAGATGGGACGAACGACCCTATCAATCTTACAAGCGCACATGAAATACCATTTTTAAAAGCAGATGGTAGTAACTCAAACGTACCACTGGTGTAAATTATGACTACAAAAACCCCTTTAAAAGCAAACTTCACTGGTTCGGACGTAACAAGTTTGGGCGAGTTTGCGAGTACCGATAGTATCGCAATAGCCGATGGTGGAACAGGTGGCGTTACAGCAGGCGAGGCGCGAACAAATCTAGGTGTGGTAATTGGCACAACTGTACAAGCATATGACGCTGATACCTCTAAGACAGACGTAGCTGAGACACGTTCTGCGTCAATCAACATGGCTGATAACGTACTTCAACGACCTGAGATTAAAGATTACTCTGAGGCAGTCCAAGCAATGGCAGCTAACGATGTTGACCTTTCATTAGGTAATGTCCAAACCAAGTCTATTGCTGGCTCACAAACACTAACCTTCTCTAATCCCCCTGCTTCTGGCAAGGCGGGGTCATTCACTCTAATCGCAACACTCAGCTCTAATCCTGCAATCACTTGGCCTGCCTCTGTGGATTGGGCTGGTGGCACAGCGCCTACGTTGACTGCTGCTGGTGTAGACATATTCTCCTTTGTAACAACAAACGGTGGAACTACTTGGTTTGGATTTACTGCTGGGGCTGACATGCAATGATAGCAAATAGAATGAGGATGGGCGGTGGTGTTCCAAAAGACTATACAACTAACTTCCTTGTTATTGCTGGTGGTGGTCAAGGTGGCGGTAGGATGGGAGGCGGTGGTGGTGCTGGTGGACTGAGGTCTTCTTGGGGGTCAGTATCAGGTGGTGGTGCTTCGGCATTAGCAGCCCTTACGCTGACAGCAGGGTCTGTGTATACGGTTACTGTAGGTGCTGGTGGTACTGGAGGACCTAATACTAATTACCCAGGTGGTTCTGGTGCAAACTCCACCCTATCTGGTGCAGGAATAACTACTGTAACCACTAACGGTGGTGGCGCTGGTGGTCTCTGGAATTTAGTATTACCAACTTCAGGAGGCTCAGGCGGGGGTACAGGTGGTACTCCCGGCAACACTGCGGGTGCTTCAGGTATGGCAGGACAGGGCTACTCAGGTGGTGCAACTGGCCCCACTAACTATAAAGCCGCAGGTGGTGGTGGTTCAGCTGCCGTTGGTGTAAATGCTGTTGGTAATAATGCAGGTGCTGGTGGCATAGGCGTATCCTCTAACATCACTGGTACATCATACCGATGGGCCGCAGGTGGCGGTGGTAGTCTGTTCTCCACAGGGTTAGCAGGTGCAGGGGGCTTAGGTGGCGGAGGTGGCGGTGGTAATCCTAGTGCTATTGAGATAGGAGCAGCTGGCACTGGAGGCATCACTAATGGTCAAGCTGGTCAAGAATATAATGGTGGCTATGGTGCTCCTCAAACAGGTTCAGGGGGCGGTGGTGGATTCTATCCCTTTGGTATAGGTGGCTATGGCGGCTCAGGCACAGTAATCCTACGCATAGCGACTAGCGTATACACAGGAACCCATACAGGCTCCCCAGTCATAACCACAGATGGGGCTGACACTATCATGCGATTCACTGGCTCAGGGAGTTACACAGCATAATGACAAACTTCGCACAATTAGAAAACAACGTAGTAACTCAAGTGATTGTAGTTGCTGATGAAGCATTAATAGACGTAAGTGGTACGGACTTCTGTACATCGTTACTTGGCGGCACATGGCTTGAATCAAACAGCAGCCTGTATAAGAACGAAGCAGCTATAGGCTTTACTTATGACCCTGTAAGAGATGCTTTTATAGCACCTAAGCCATACCCAAGCTGGGTACTTATTGAATCAACGTGTCAGTGGGAATCCTCAGTGACGCAGACACATGAAAATACAGAATGGGATGAAGACACATTAACGTGGATCACTTTTGAATTGAAGGAATAACAGAATGGAATCTGACGCTAGATTTGACAGGTTAGAAGCAAAGATCGATAAGCTAGCTGACGCTATGGTTAAGTTGGTCGCTATAGACACGAAGATCGATGGATTGTTGAACCATAACAATACCCAAGATAGTCGTTTAAATAAGCACAGTGAAGAGATTGATGAGAATAAAATTGCAATCGCCTTGCAGGGTAAAACCAGTAGTTCAAACGAATGGTTTGTTCGCATCTTAATCGCGGCTTTAGTCTCTGCTGCGGCCTTTATGTTACGGAGCTAGTCATGGAGCTAGAAAGCCTTAAACAGTTCGCAACAGAACGCCAGGGTCAGATCATTGACGCTGTTATCAAGCATGGCTCTCAAGCTAAGGCAGCTACAGCACTAGGCATTAATCACCGTGGATTAGAGCGCACACTTAAACGTGCCAAGGAGCAGGCAGCTAAGCAAGGCTGGTCGCCCCAGCATAACTATGTGCATAGCGTCCCTAATACTCACATAGTTAAGGGAGTGAGCACGTTTTACGATGAGGACGGTAAACCCATACGCCAGTGGGTGAAAAGTGATTTAAAGAAAGAGAGCCAAGAAGCCGCCTTACAAGCCTTTGCAGATGGTTTAATGGAGGATCTGCCTAAGTATAAGCCCACACCAAGAAAGCCCATTAAAGACCTTCCTGAGCAGCTTACAGCGATTGTTATAGGTGATGCCCATATAGGCATGAAAGTTTCCAATAGCCGAAACAGAGGCGAGGGCGAATGGACGCTAGAAATAGCAGAGGCAGTAACCCTTGAGGCGGTTAGCTCTTTAATTAAAGCTACGGGCGGATCGGATACGGCTCTATTGCTTGATCTAGGTGATTTCCAACACTTTGATAACCAGGCTGGAACCACCACGTCAGGCAATAATCACATGGATATGGATGGCGACTATGGCGAAATGATAGCCGCTTGCCAGAGGATATACCGCCAATCTATTGAGATGATGCTAGAAAGCCATAACAACATCATTGTAATGATGGTTCGCGGGAATCACAACGACAACACATCAAGGGTTATTAACGTCATGTTGCAGGGGTTCTACGAGAGTGAGCCGCGAGTAACAATTATGGATAATGCCCACAAGTTTCAAAATCTTACCTACGGCAATAACCTTCTTGTAACGCACCACGGCGACCGTATGAAGCCGCAGAGAGCATTTGAGTATGTAGCTAGGTCATTAGCCAAAGATTGGGGACTGCCGCATAAGCACCTTCTTATGGGCCATGTACATCATCACACCGCCATTGAGATCGGCGGCATGCTTTGTGAAACATTCCAAGCATTGCCAGCGCCAGACGCATGGCACTCGGACTCAGGTTATGGCGCTAAACGCACTATGAGTGCAATTGTGTATGACAAGCTGTATGGGGAAATCCAACGCCACAAGGTAGGTATAGGTCAACTGGAGGCGGCAGCATGAGTTTAATTATTGAAATGCTTAGGCATCATGAGGGGGTGAGAACCCACGCCTATAAATGTACAGCAAGCAAAACAACTATAGGTGTCGGCAGAAATATTGATGTTAAAGGTGGTATAGGCTTATCAGCAGATGAAATTAACTACCTATTAGCCAATGATGTAAAAAGAGTGAATGCAGAGCTTTCAGGAGCGTTTATTTGGTATAGGACGCTAGGCACTGCGCGTAAAGATGCGATAATGGATATGTGTTTCAATATGGGTTTATCTCGCTTAATGACGTTTACAAAAGCCTTGGCAGCAATGGCTAGGGGTGATTATAAAACAGCATCAGCAGAGTTTCTTGATAGCAGATGGGCAACTCAAGTAGGCCAAAGGGCTATCACGGTCACGGACATTATCAGATCAGGGGAGTATTGATATGGGTATTCTAAATACAATTTTTGGTAGTGGTGACGTTATCAG